CTGCCGTGAAAAAAATGTTCTGATTCCTGTGTTGGCCAATCCCACCAAAAGTGGCGAAGGAGAGACCTATGAAGGTGCCATTGTTCTTGATCCCGAACCTGGCTTCTATTCTACCTCTCCCATTGGTGTATGCGATTTTGCTTCACTGTATCCTTCGACCATTGTCAGTGAAAACATCAGCCATGACTCCCTTCTCTGGGTAAAAGACTTTACCTATGATGGTGATTGGATCGCTGATCAATGGGGGTCCGAGACATTCGATGAACACCCTGGATTCGCCTATACGGATATCGAATTTGATATTATTCGCCCAGATCCTAACGACCATCGTAAGACACCGAATAAAATCAAATGTGGTCGCCGTGTATGTCGTTATGCGAAACCATTGGACGGGACAAAGTCAACCTTACCTCAGATTACAACATGGCTGCTCAATGCACGATCTGCCAAAAAGAAGGAGATGAAGGCGGAGAAGGATCCAGAACGTTATGCACTACTTGATTCAGAGCAATTGGCTTACAAATTGACGGGCAATTCCCTCTATGGACAACTGGGCTCAGGCACCTTCAAGATCCGTCTTCAAGCATTGGCTGCATCTGTTACTTCCTATGGTCGCAAACAAATCTTGTTTGCTAAGGCGGCAATCGAGAAGTTCTATGGACCTGAGGCTGGCCTTCCAAATTGTAGTGCACGTGTTGTATATGGAGACACGGACAGTTTGTTTGTCCAATTTAACGTTAAAAATCCTGAAACAGGTGAGTTGCTAAAAGGCCGAGAGGCTCGTCAGGCCACGATCGATATCACCGATGAAGCAGGTCACTTTATTACAAAGTCACTTGCTCCTCCTCACGATTTTGAGTTTGACAAGGCATTTGATCCATTGTTAATGTTTTCGAAAAAGCGGTATGCAGGAAACATGTATGAGGAGAATGCGGATGATTATGTTCACAAATACATGGGTATCGCACTGAAGAGAAGAGATAATGCTCCGATTGTGAAGACGATCTATGGTGGGGCCATGAAGATGTTGCTCAACTCTCGTGATGTAGAGGGAGCCTATCACTTTGTAAGAAACAAGTGCATCGAATTGGTCAAGGGTGAAGTCAGCATGGGACAATTGATGGTTACAAAGTCCTTGAGAGATCATTATGCTGATCCATCGCGTATTGCACATAAAGCGCTGGCGGATCGTATTGCGCTGAGAGATCCTGGCAATGCCCCTGCCGCAGGCGATCGTATTGGATATGTATACATCTGCCCAAAGGGCGGTCAAGAAGCATCCAAATTACAAGGCGACCGTATCGAAACGCCCACATTTATTAAGGAAAATCAATTGACGCCTGATTATCGTCATTACATTGAGCATCAATTGATGAATCCGATCTCACAGGCATTTGCTCTGTTATTGGAACAAATACCCTGTTTTGAGCCCCATATGACAAGGGGTTGTCCAACTGCGAAGGAAAATTTAGATGGATATTTGGTCTTTCGCGAAAAAGTGGCCGCCGATCTATTGTTTACGGACGCCTTGAAATATTACGAACGTATTCATCGAAATCAATCTCTCACGAGTATGTTTGGAAAGCAACTTACAATTACTACACGAACCAAGAATCAGACGACCGTGCAGCAAACCACGGATATCACGGTCAAGGATACTCAAGGAAAAACGACCACCACTGTGAAGAAGCAGACATTATTATCCTCCTTTACGACTCCATTAAAGCAGACCGCCATGAGCTCCTACTTTATGGATCAAATGATTGTAACTAATTTAACCAAGAGAAAGCAAGCCGCCAAACGAAAGGAAGAGAAAGAGAAAGAAAAGATGAAAGGATTGGAAGAAGAAAAGGAGGAAAAGGGAGATAAAGAGAACAAAGAAGATAAAGAGAAGAAGGAAGGAAAAGGGAAAAAGAGAATATCTAAATAAATAGATTCAATCATGGGGAATCAAACATCATCCATTCTATTTGAAATTGTTTATAACAAAGCCGATGCACAACGATTATTAGACGAAGCAGAAAAGAAAGATTTTTATTTGGAAGAATGTCGTGATCATCCAATGAATGCTCTTGCCCGAAGTAACACTGCATATTCTGCGAATGGAATGACGAATCGTGATTATAAATTTTTTGAAGTGGTTATCGAAAATGCAAAAGATAAAATACCCTTACGATTACAACAAGATTTGAAAAAGGTCCATTTGATTCAATTAATGCCCTCTGCCGATGGGGGAATGCCACATACGCGACCTGATCATATCATTTGCTACCCAGATATTACCAGCACATTTTCTGTTCACACCCTTATTCATGAATTATGGCATGTTCATCAACGTCTTTACCCTACCGAATGGGGTACTATTTTTAGTAAAATGGGATGGGAACCATGGAATCAGCCATTGCCTTCTCAATTGGATGCGGCGAGACGATTAAATCCAGATACCATTGATTCGCCTCTATGGTGTTATCAAAAAACGTGGATTCCCATTCCCATTTTCCGCGACATTACTCAACCAAAGATCACAGAGGTTGATATCTGGTTTTATCATGTTTCATTAAAATATCATGTAAAGTCCGTCCCCAAAGAGGTGCAAAAAGTATACGGAGATTTACCATGGAGTGCGTATGAGCACCCAAGAGAATTGGCAGCCTATCTATTATCTGACCCAGATCGGTATGGTCAATCCGTTGGATTTTATGAATTAATTACACTAATTGGAGCGATGGCCCTTCCAAGAGATAGTAGTAATTCGTAGATAATAAGTAGCAGTTATGTGTAAACGATTCAACGATACAGATGTAGAAGAAAAAAAAGAACCAGATCTATCCGAATGCCCTCTTCAATTGAATTTGAATCGGTTAGGATTAACATCTGGCACCAAACAAGACAGAGGATGTTTAGAAGATCAAGACTGGTTAAAACAAATTATTGTTCCGAATTATCATTCTCATTTCAATTCGGCAATTTACATTGATTTGCCCTATAAGAAGTTAACATGTATCAAACGTGTGTCTCATGGTAAATTTGGGTATATTGATCTTGCCAGACATGAAACAAAGGAGTTCGTGAAAGAAGTTTATGTAAAACGCCCCATTCATGAAAAAACGTCATTATTAATGGAAGCATGTATCCAACACGTTGTAAGAAATGGATTAAAAATATATGGATTTATGAATCATGTTCCACGTGTCATTGAAATTTTCCAATTATTAGATGGGTCTATTTGTTTTGCAATGGATCAGGTAGAGGGTGCTACAACACTCGATACCTATTTGAACCATTATCCATCACACGATCTCTCTAAATGTATCATTGAAATCCTCTATCAAGTGGTGATGATGGTATGGTATATGAATCATGGATTAGGAATTAATCATCGTGATTTAAAACCGAGTAATTTTTTAATTCGTGTTCAAGATGCATTAGAGAGATATTCGCTCCGAATGAATCATTTACATGTGGAATGGTCTACTCACTATCATTTACATTTAATCGATTTTGGATTTGCATGCGGTGGATCTCGTGAGAATCGTAAGCCCTATTTATCGCTGAGCACGGTTTATTCCGATACCGACCCTTGTCCGAAAGATGGACGAGATTTATTCTTATTTTTAACCTTAATTTACGCGGATTATCATTCAAGAATGTCCTCTCTTTTACGGAGTCTATTTGAATCATGGATTGAAATCAAAGGGTCCAATTTGTGTGCTTTTATCCAAAAAGATAAAAACATGGCCATGCAGTGGCTTTATTTTCTGGCAGGAAGTCCTAACGTAAAAGTATTACCCTGTTCACCTCAACAGGTGATTATGGATTTACTTCGTATACGGAATGTGTATAAATAAGGGAAAAGAATGAGAACGATCTGATTAGGATATGTCGGATTCAGAAGAGGATAAGGAACAAATTGATGAACCCATCAAGCAGGTTTCGATTGCGGTTCAACAGGGCCAGCGTCGTAGGGTCATGAAAGGTATGGTGTATCAGATCGATGAAAAGCACGGTTATATTTATATGGTTCGAACGCGAGAATTCAAATCTCTACAACGACCTATTTATAAAGTTGGAAAAACCTCTCAATGTCCCGATACGCGCATTACTCGTTTACATAAATATACGAAGGGGTCTGAAATCTACTTGATTTTACAGTGTGATGTCCTTGATGTGAGTTTAATTGAAAAAGATATACTGGAGAAATTCTGTCATCGATGGGATCCAGGCCCAGATGGTTCAGAGGATTTTATTATTCCCACACCAAAAGATTTGATAGAGGCAAAAGAGACAATGATCCAAATTGTTCTTTCTTACGAGAAAAAACGATTGGGATTGGTTTGAATGGATACATCACCTAAAACAGAATGATGAAACAGAAAAAAAGAGAAGAGAATCATATCGAGTTATGTCTGTTGAATTTGGATTTATTATTATACGCCATGTATCCAATAAAACAACAGACCTTTATTGGAAGGAATCCTATTCTTCCATTCGCCGATTCTATCCGAATGTTCCGATTCTGATTATTGACGATTCTAGCAATCGCAAGTATTTAAGGGAAGATATTCATACCACAAATTGCACAATTATTTATGATACAGAGCACAAGGGTCGCGCAGAACTATTGCCTTATTATTACTTTCATCGCTTGAAGCCATTCAAGCGGGCAGTGATTCTACATGATGCTGTATTTCTACAGGCTCCAATTGACTTCAGTCATTTTAGCCCCGATGTAAATGGTAATATTCAGTTTTTATGGTCGATTCCTCATTATCACGAGGATACGATTCTCGGTCAAATCTACGAACTGATTGATGCATTACCAGAAGAGTGTCGCGAGGACGTTCGATCCATGTATCTCCACACCAAGGCAGATTGGACAGGATCCTTTGGAGTCATGTCCATTGTGGATTGGACATGGATCGATAAAGTGATTCAACGCTATCAATTATTTGACCGTTGGTTTCCAGTTCTAAAAGACCGTGAATATCGATGTGCAATGGAAAGAGTCTTTGGTTTGGTAGCCTATCACAATCTTCGTAACCTCGTAAAAAAACCAATGTTTGGTTCGATTCAACATTATGTAAAATGGGGTGTTACGTTTGCAGAATATCTAGCGGATTATGAGGCATATCAAGTATATCCAATGATTAAAGTATGGTCAGGGCGTTGATGATTATGCCTTTGATCTCCATCTCTTGTTACAGATATTACAAATATACAGAAACTTCATATTGACTGTATCATATTTGAGGTAAATAACATCACGTTCTTTTCCTGAAATATTCGAATCGCATTCGTTATTCGGACATTTAATCGTATTTACGTGGGGTAGAGTTGGATCTTGTGTAGTAAACTCGTTCATCAAAATTTTGTAACCTTCTGACGTCTTCTCCTTCAGATCCATCTCCAAAACCAGTCCACCTTTTTCCTCTTCTTGGAAGCCGCAATTACGACAAATTCGTCGGAGTACTTTGTCATCCTGGTCCAAATACATGTAATAACGGCACAGTTTACAAAAGTCACTTTCCTTCATTACTGATTTCTACCTCTATTTGGATGCTATTTTTAAAATCAATTTTTATTTATACCCTTTCGTCTGCCATTTATTTTCAATCCATTTTCAGTTTGTTACGACCAAAAAAAGAAAATTGAAACCCAAAAGTGCCGATTTTAAAGGAAATAAAATTGACTGATCTAAAAAGGAATGGCAAGTCGTATCACGATGCCGCTCAATACGGAACACGTTCTCGAGACCAAGCTTGGCCAATTTCTGGATGCGCATCGCGTTACGGAAAAGGGCGAACCTTGCTCGTTCACCGGCATGGGTGT